TTTAGAGAAATTTAAAAAAGGTATTGACAAGGATGTTCATATTTTTTATATTATTATCATGCAAGACAACATCAACCGTGAGGGGAGTCATGAATTTAATAAGACAAAAGCTCATGTTAAAGGGCAAGTCTCAGTTTTGGCTTTCAAACAAAGCGGGTATATCACCTCAGCATCTTAACAGAATAGTCCAGGAAAAAGTTATCCCTCTTCTTCCAACAGGAATGAAGATTGCCCGGGCTTTGGGCTGCGCGGTTGAGGAGCTTTTTGTTTATCCAGAAGAAAAATGATGGAAATTCTCACATTCAAAGAAGCCTGTCTTTTTCTGCGGATTGGAAAGAATGACCTTTATGGTCTTGTCAACAGCGAAGCGATACCACATATCCGGATAAATAAAGGTGGCAAGATAAGGTTTCGCAAGGATAGTCTCATCCGTTGGCTAGAGCGAAAGGAGATTCCCGAGCCTGCCAGCGTTAAGATCGAGAAAATAAAACTTATTAGGAGATGATTATGGACGGATGTGCTAATGAAAAAAGTGAATCAAAGATTGACAGAATTTTTTCTGAGATCAATCACTTGGCAGAGATTTCTCAGAGAATCAGAGGAAAGAGCTATGACATTCACGATTCTCTTTTAGGTGGGGTGGCAGAAAAAGAAGCAAGTAAAGACGAAGTTCCCTCTGTTGGAAAACTTGAAGTAATTATACATCGCCTTTGTGTCATCAGGGGAGTCCTTACCGGAGCAGACGGTCTTTTGACAAGCGTTTCTAATCAGGTCGCAAAATAAGGTCAGTGAATGAATGTCAATGCCACGGATTCCAATGCCGCACAAGGCAGGATTAAATAATTAGTTATTGCTAATACCTGAGTATAGATAGGGATGAGATCGTGGCTTAGAAAGCCTCTCATCGCTTCGTTTATGAGGTGATCGGATGAAAACGCTATTTATTCCAAGGTGGTTAGGATTCATTATCTTTCTTTTCTGCTGCCTATGCGCCTTTGGTGGCGTTGTTTTGGTGGCATATTTGTTTTTTGCTTGGGTTAGGAGTCTATAAGGGGGTACGTCATGAGGGCTGCTAATGATGTAAATTTATCCCTCTTCAGTTCTTTGAAATGCGGAGCTTTTCGTAAGGCGGGAGTTTCGTGTTGTGTTTATCCACGCAGTCAGGGCATCGGGGGAGGGCAGCCGCCCCCAATTATCATTATCAAAAATGCCATACCCTATTGGGATTATATTTGGGTTTGGTATTGGGATTTTTATAACTTCAATTAAGGAGAAAAATGATGGAGCCTAAAAGCTGCTATAACTGCAAATACAGTTATCACTGCTATCTTAATATTAGAGTTGAAGAAGCTGTTTTTCAGTTTCCTGCTTTGGGTTTTATTAATGTTGATTCTATTGATTATAACTCATATAGAGAAAGATTTTTTTCAGCATTAGCTGAGATGTGCAAAGAATATAACAGAAAGGAGAAATAAATGTCAGAAGAAGAAAAAGTCGTAAATGCTGAGATCGTCAAAAGGGAAGAGCAACCACAGGAGAAATCACCTGCTGTCCGGGAAGATGATTTACCCGATGCCCGGAACCTGATGTATATCGCTTCCGGTCTGGCTCAGTCAAAGATGTTTCCTCAAATCTCAGATAAGTATCAAGCTCTTGCTGTAATCGAGTACGGAAGAGAGCTTGGTATAAAGCCAGTAATCGCGCTTCAAACCATGAGCGTTGTAAGAGGAAGGCTCTGCATTGAAGCGAAGGTACTCCTGGCTCTTCTTGAACAAAGAGGTGTCAACGTCTCAATAGTTGAGAAGACAAAAGAGGTTTGTAAAATAAAGTTTGAAAAGCCAGGGAAGGATCCTTGGATAGAGGCGTTCACCATTGAGGACGCAAGAAGGATCAAAGACAGCAAAGGCATGTCTCTTTCACAAAAGGATAACTGGCTAAACTATCCAGAAGAGATGTTGTTTTGGCGTTGTGTTGCAAAAGGTCAGAGAGCATACGATCCTGCGGCAGCTCTTGGTCTTTATATCGAGGAAGAGATACATGATGCCGGAGCTTTCAGGGAAGCCAAGAAGTTTGACAATGCCCAAGCTGAGAAGAAAAAAAAGAAAGAGGAAGAGGAAAAAAAGAAAGAGGAAGAGGAAAAAGCAAAGCCAAAAGAAGAACCTGCCAAGGTTGAACCTAAAGAGGAAAAGCCAAAGCGGAAACGCGGTCGTCCTCCTAAGAAGAAAGCCAAGGCTAAAGAGGAAAGTCCTATCACCGAACCCAAACCTGAAGCTGAAAAGGAAAAGCCGGAGTCTGAGAAGCCCGAAGAAAAACCTTTACCTGAAGAGGGCGATCCTTCTCAAATGACAGAAGAAGAGATGGTTGATTACTGTGTCAGCCAGATAAAGGAAGATATAAAGCTGCGCTCCACAAATGAAAAGAATTTCCGCGAACAATACAAAAGCCTAAAAGACTTTCTATATCACTTCCAGATCGAGAAACAGAAAGAGGGCAAAGAATATCAATGGGTTGAGTTCAACGAATACAATCACCTCAGCCTTTCTTTAGGCAAGGCAGAACACCTCAAGATGTTGTTGGATAAATGGGAATGGGTCCTCTCTGCATGGGCAACATGGGAAAAAGAACAAAAAGAAAGGAAAAAGGAGGAAGAATATGCCCCTGAAACAGAATGGCCAGAAGACGAATCAGAAGAACAATTCGAAGAGCCATAATATTTCAGTCGTTGAGAACGGGAACAAATACGAAATACCTGATCTAAATGGTCGCAGAGTCCCCCGGGTCAGCACAGTAACAGGACTCCTAGACAAATCCCGTCCCCTTATGTATTGGTCTGCAAAGATCACAGCGGCTTATGCAGTCAATCAAATCCAGAGAATAAAAGATGGTGAGCTGACTTTTGAAGACATAACCTCCATGGACCTCGGAGCTTTTTACAGGGAAGCAAAGGCTGAACATGAAAAGATTTCAAAGTTGGAGAGAGATAAAGGATCCAGAGTACACGACATAGCCAAGATGATATTCAGCCAGATGATAAAGAACAGCGACATCGAAGTCGGAGAAGTCGATCCTGACATATATGCTCCTGTAAACGGTTTGATTGATTGGATAAAGAACAATGATTTTCGCCCGGTCATGACAGAGGTCACAGTATGGAGCAAGTCATTCCGGGGATACGGTGGCAGGCTTGACGTTACTGGCCTTTACAACAAGAGGCTTCTAACTATAGACGTCAAATCTTCAAGTGGCATCTATGACGACATGAAGATTCAGGTAGCCGGTTATGATCACGCCTATGAGGAAAGAAACCCTGGTACATACACAGATGGGACTGGGATTCTAAGGCTCGACAAAGAAACAGGCATGTATGAGTTTGCAGAGTATCCTAAACATCTTACCAGGAAACACCTCGCTCAGTTCGGACACCTCTGTCTTCTATGGCATACTCTCGAGGATGCGAAAGAGATTTCCGCTGAGATCAAACAAAAGAAAAAAGAGAAAAAAAAGGAGGCGAAAAAGCAGCTTGTCAAAATACCAAAGGACTTGCCATATCCTGATCCGTTCTAAGAATGGGAAAGACCGATTACAACTCCCTTAATAAAGTCATGCTTATAGGTTTTGTATCTTCTGAGATAAAGACGGGAGAAATGAAAGATGGAGGAAGAATGTGGGCAGGCTTTCAGCTTGCTACTCTTGAGTTATTTTATGCCAGGGGAAAGTCTAAGCCTTATATTGAATATCACAATATAGTTGCCTGGGGAAATAATTCTAAAATAGCCAGAAAATTCCTAAAAAAAAACATGAGAGTTAGCATTGAGGGAAAATTGAGAAGAAAAATTTGGCACAAAGATGGAGAAAGAAAAGAAAGGGTAGAAATAGAAGCAGAACATATAACTTTTATGACAAAGGATTCTCCTCTAAAGCCTGAAAAAGAGGAGATCACTAAACTTGAAGACGATCCCTTTTAAGGAGATAAATCATGGATGAACAAAATCTTTTCGGTGAGATGGATACGGTTTACAACACCCTCCACACCCACCTGACGAAGCTAAATAACGAGATCACAAACGAGAAGAATAAGATAGAAAAGGCTAAAGAGAAAATCCTAGAGATCGAATCTGAGAGGGCCGAGGTACTTAAGTCCATAAAGATTGTTGAATCAAAAAGAGAAGAGCCGATCGACAATGATGACACAAAGGTCATTGAACCTATTCCTGCAAACAAACATGAAGAAAATAGTATTGATGTCGAGCTGACAGAATACCTTGTGAAGCTAATGATCGAGAACAATCCTAATAGCTCCATCGTAAAGAACCTGACGTTGAAGCGGAGGGGCGATTGGATCAATTCCTGTCGCTTGATGAGGGAGAGGGATGGTCGGACCGCAGAAGAGATTAAGGCTATGATCGACTTCTCTCAGTTTGATTCCTTTTGGAAGTCAAACATTCTCAGCATGGCGAAGCTGAGGGAGAAGTTTGATCAGCTATGGTTGAAGGCAAAGAAAGATAATTTTAATGGCATCAAAGGATGGCTTGATGAAAAGAGAAGAGAAGAAAACTCCGACCCGTTCTGAACGCTTTGCTGTAGTAATGGCGATGCTGCAGGAAACTTTCTGTCCGGAGAAGCCGATCTCTTCTAGGAAAGTTAGATTCTATGAAAAGATTCTCGAGCCTTTCTGCATAGAGGACATTGAAGACGCTGCAGAAAAGATAGCTTTCACAAAAAGGATCCATGCCTTTCCTCTTCCCGCGGACTTCCTTGCATATCTTGGAATTGACGAGAACAAGCATGATCTTGAGGGCTTGGAGCTCTGGAACGAAGCCTGTAGGTTGGCCTTTAATTCTTCCTACCCTTCTGAAAATGAAACCCTGAACAGGGCGATAGAGATTGCCTTTGGAAGTTGGAGAGACTTCGGAGAAACAGACCCTAACAATACTTTTGACAGGCATCACTTCATAGGTGTTTACAAGATGATGATGGCTGAAGAGCAGGATAAGAAAAGGCTGACAGAAGACAAGGGCAAACTTTTGGAGAGTAAGAAATGAGAGTCTCTGACTGTTGCGGTGCCAAGTGGTTCTTCTGGCGATATGGGAGGGAAGTGGTGACTCGCTGTCGTGAGTGCAACCATGTCTGTGAGTTGGTTAAAGAAGAGGATTGGAATATGGATGAAGATACTCCCGATTCTATCTTAGGAAATAAGCGATGCGAAAAGAACAAATAAAAAAATACACTGAAATAGCAAGGCAAACATATCAAAAGGAAATGATAGAACGAACAGTCAACTGGTTTGCAGAACAGATGAAATCAGCACTTAATAAACATTTAGACAGACCTGGATGGAAAAAAGAGGGTGTCTTTTGGTTGCTCGGAAGGTTGAATGAAGAAATTGCGGAGCTTTTTAAGGCTATTGAGTTTAAGGAAACGAAAGTAAAGGTTATAAAAGAATGTGCTGATGTTGCCAACTTTGCCATGATGATAGCGGATGTTTATGAGTCGGGACATGTAGAGGAAAAGGAGAGAGATGATGAGTGAAAAACTAACGAAAGAGGAGTGGAGGAAGTGGTTTACATATATTCAATTTACAAAAGAATCAAAGGAGGTAAAAATGAAAAAGTTTTTTATGTTCTTCGTTATGTTGCTTCTTATCGTTCCTCTTGTCGCTCTTGCTCAAGATGTTGAGATTGACATTCAGTCTTATCTCAATGCTGCATCTGTCATCTTCATGACAGGAATCGGTGGTCTTTCCGTTTTAGGAATCGTCCAAGTGATCAAAACCTTTTTCAAAATGCAGGGCATTGCTGTTCGAGTTCTATCCGTTTTCGTTTCGGCTGCGGCAGTCCTCGTATATGAATTTGGACTAGGATTTCTATGGTGGAGAGCATTGATCCTGACTGTCCTTGTCACACTTGCAGCTAACGGAATCTATCTGTTCCCCAAAAAAGAAACATAATGAGGAATCTAGGCTTAGTGGCAGCGGTAACTCTCGTCATCTCCTTTCACCTCTATCCCTATGAGGATCCAGGGTTCAAGGCCCTGAGACTTTCTTATACCGCTGCCGCTTGCCTGGATTACTGGACGACATTCTCGGTAAGCCAGGACCTAAGATTCAAAGAGCTAAACAAAATAACGAACCTATATTGGAGATCGCCTTCTTTATTCTGTGGAATCAAAACATTAGAGCTTTACCTGGCAGATAGATTTTTCGACTTTGTTTACAAAAAGAACAAAGTCCTGGGAGTCATAACAGTTGTCGTCTTTACTGTCTTTAGAGTTATGGCGGTTAAAGATAACTTCAATGCAATCTTGAGGTGAATTATGGCCGATACAATTAAAGTCAAAGAGCTAGGCAAGTCTGAGAATAACGTATCGGGAGCTTTAGCGTTCAACTTTATGAGGAAAGATGTTGAGGGAAAGACTCCCGAACAAATAAGGCAGCTTGTCCTTAAACATATAATGGAATTGGGCAAGAATCTATTCGCCCTTCTAATGGGAAAGAAGAAGCAATGGGAGAAAGAAACAGAGGAGCTTAAGAGGTTCTTAGGCAAGGATCACTAGATTGAAACATGTTCCTCTCAGAGTTTTGTTGGCTAAAAAACTTAAATCATATCGGAAGAAAGAATATGGTTATCATCCCCTTTGTAAGACCTGTCCTATATTTAAAGTCTGCAATAATCCTCAATACAATGTCCCGGGTTTAACAGCTTTTTTATGCTATGACAGGAAAAGGTATGAAGAAAAAATCCACTCGCCGCAAGGGTAACGAGTTTCAGAATTGGTGTGAAAAGTGGATCAAGGATCATCATCCCGATGCCTCTATTCATAATCAAAAGACAGCGGCAAAGCTGATAAAAGTCAGGGATAAAAAGACGGGCGAATTAAAAGATGTTTGGGTTTCTCAGCGCAATGACATATTCGGCTGCATCGATCTTATCGTGATTCTACCCTTCCACAAGCCAGTATATATCCAGGCCACAGAGCATAGCGCTGTCACCAAAAGGGAGAAAGAGATGCAAAAAGTTCCCTGGAATTTTAATTTCTGTAAGGTAGAGCTATGGCAGAAGAAGAAGCCGGGGGAGATTCATATAAAGAAACTGACAGATGATGGATTGAAAGACTGCGGTAAGATCATAAGAGGAAAGTTTTACAGGTTGGAGGGATGATGCGTTACTCAATTCCAGGGCAACTTTCTCCCGGAATTTCACGATCGTGGAGATCAGTAACATGACTGAATGGTGGGCCAACTGGAAAACGCTTAAACATTGTCGATGGTGTAGTAAGCCATATAGGGCTCATGTCCCCAAGGGCAGAGACGGTTTTTGTTCTCCGGCTTGTAAGCAGGCCCATTACAGAGCCTATAAAGCATACGTTACTAAAAAGAGACGTCCGGACGCGAGCTCCCGGCAGCCGATATCTAAAAATAAGTAACGCTTCACTTCTTGGCTCTTGTAACCTTCCCACCACCCTCAACATGATACCTCAAGTGCATGGCAGCGACGGCCCTCTCCTTTGTATCCGCACAAATCCTCTGCCCCGTCTCTTTGTTCTTGAAGCACCACCTCTCTTGTCGCACCTTTCTTTGACCTCATTTTTGTAATTTTGAAAAGTCTCTAACTTGAAATCATTCCACTCCTGGTAAAACTTCTCAAGGCCAATCTTATTCCTTCCGTTCATCTTTTTGATTAGAGGAATTAATCCATCTTTTACTATGATATAAAGAACAACAGCAATTACTCCTTCTGTTCCAATTCCGCTTAGATTCATTTCAAAGCTCCCTGGAAGACTTTGAATACTCCATATCCAGCAATGGGCCATGTAATAACCCTCTCTATTGTCTTGCTGATCTTCATCCCCCTTATCTCTTTGTCCTTTGCATAGATGACACTCTCGGCTATTTTGAGAAGATTGTCTTTCATCTCGAGCTGTGCTTCCAGCTTCTTGCAATAATCATCCTTCAGATTAAATGCCCTCTCCCATCCTACAGCCTTAGCTTCGGCAGCCTCCCATCCCTTCAAAGCCTTATCAAGCTGTGTCTCGTCATCGATCAGGGAGAATTGGCCCTTCAGCTCTTCAAGTTCGCTGTCCTTGATCTTGATCTCTTCCCTGTACTTCTCTGTCTTTTCTGTAAGCTCTGATATGGCAGCTTTCAGGTTCTTGACCTGTCTCTCCACATCCTCTTTCTCTTTGAAGAGACCTTCTTTTTCTTTCTCGACCTCCTCCTTATATGCCTCATACTGTCCTTGTATGACTGAAGACTCTCTAACTCTGTTCTCATTTATGCAGCTCCTTATCTGGATGACGATCAGAAGGACTACGGCAAGCCCTCCTACAATCAAAGGAATTTTTATCTTGTCCAGAAACTTCATTTCTTCAACCTTTCAAGGATGTCTGTGGCTGTGATGAATCCACCGAAGAAAAGGCTGCCAAGCGTCAGAACAAAGACGAATAGCTGGATCAACTCTATCGTATGCCCATGTGCTGCCAGATAGAAGAATCCTCCCATAAAAGACAGATACCAAATGAATCCGATCGTCAGCCTTCTCCAACTTTTCTTGTTGTTGTTATCGTTCATATCTCTCCTCCCTCAAGGAAGTATTCGCAGCCATCGGCCAGGGCAATGGCCATTTTATTTTGAGTATCCCTATCATCCAAAAACAAAGCCTCCTCGTTGTCAGATATAAATCCTAACTCAACAAGCGCGGCTGTCATTGGAGTGTGTTTCAAAACATAAAAAGCCTTTTCTTTTACTCCTCTGTCATAAAACGGTATCATTTCCGTAAGGCTGATCTTAAGATAATCTATCAATGTTTGTGCAAACCCTCTTCCTTTCTTTGATCCCGGGAAACACCATGCCTCTATCTCTATTCCGTACTTTCCCTTCATTGGCCTTGCGTTTGTATGTATGCTCAAGAAAACATTAACCCTCAAATACTTTGCCATCTCACAGCGTTCCTTTAGAGATATGAAAACGTCTTCTTCTCTCGTCATGTAAGGCTTGAACAGGTAGTCATTTCTGATAACAAAACTCTGCATAATGTTTCCGATTGATAGAACAATGTCCTTCTCTTTGATGCCTAGCTTTTTGTTCAAAGCGCCAGGATCCTTTCCTCCGTGTCCTGGATCAATCAAAACCCTGTATGGCCTTGGCATTATTCCTCTCTGCTTTTCTTCAGGAGTATTTTGAATCTCTTGTAGAATCTATCAGACCATACACCAGGAATCCTCTTTGCCAGCTGCACAAGGTCTTTTCTCTCGTCTTTATCAGACTCCATGTACTTCGTCCAGAATACTGTTGCCCTTGCTTCGGGAGGCATATCTGTAAGGTCCAACCACCAGGATTTATCAGGTATGTCATAGACAAGCTCGTACTTCCTGAACCATTGGTAAAGCCTGTCTTGATCCTCTTTCGGCTGTTCTTTTATGAAGACCTTAATCTTCTTAAGAAGGTCTTTATCCGTCACCTTCTCATCCTTTAGCTTCCTGTAAAACTCATTTGACATCTCTTGAAGCTCTCGCCTTTGTTTGTATCTCCTTGTTGATTCCTCTGTAGCAGCCTTCTCAACCTTTTTAAGCTGCTCCTCAGAATAAGGTGGGGTAAGTTTAGCGAACCTCCTTACTATCGGAAGATTCGTAACGACCTCTGCCTTGATCTTCCTCTTGTCTTTTTCTGGCTGGCCTTCGATTACACTGTTCAGCCCTGCTCCAACAAGAGATGTATAAACATTCCCATAGGTGAAGAATTGCTGAAGAACATATTTAATCCTCTCAGGAGACAATCCCGTCTTCTTGCCTAGCTCAACAAGTCCCGGGTGTGTATAGACCGTGTATTCTTCTCTCGGCGTTACTTTAGGCCCTTTCCATATATCCTCATTCCTCCAAAAGTCCTTGTTAGCAAAGTATCCTAACATTGCATCGATCGATGGAGGAAGATTCTGCGATGGGATGATCGGAATAAATTCTTGTATTGCTTGACCTATCTGATCCCCATCAACAGGTTCTCCTAGATACTTCTTCATAAGATTCTCGAATATTGTGCAGACAATTCTCTGTCCCTGGTCCTTTGCGATCTTGAAGTAGAGGCATCTCTCGTTTCCGTTTTTATCTGTGACCTTGTAGGGAGTCATGATTACGAAATTATTGACTTTCTCCCTGTCAGGGACCCGCGCATAATTTTTTCTATGGGCATAATGATTTGCCAGATAAAGACCAGCTGCCAAAGCGCCAAGCTGTGCGAACTTCCAGAGTGTATCAGCTGGACGATCTCCCAAAGCCCTGAAGATTCCCCTTGTTCCCTGGATTCCTGCATTGAGGTAGGGGATTCCGGCATCCAAAGCCTTTGACACATTTCCACCTTGGCTGAAATCAAGATAATTTCGAGCGGTCCATGTCGCTTCCTTCGGGGATTTTCCCTGCCTTAAAGCCCTCTCTCTGAGTGCTATCCTTGTCCATATCTCTGAAGTCTCTCCAACATAAGAAAGAACATCCTGAAGTTTTCTCAAGGCGGGGTTCCTTGTCTTTATTGTCTTGCCTTGATGAGTCAGGAAATACATTCCACCGCCTTCATCCAGATAATCGATCCACCTTCCCTTTCTGGCCATCGCATCTCCGACCGTTGCCAGAAGGTCCCTTGACATTTGAAGAATAAACTTAGGCATGAATGATGAGTATTCAGATGTTGTGATCCAGATGTGCGCGATGTCTCTCGGAAGGTTTGTGACTGCAAATCCTGGATTAAGACCTGTTGCCATTGGCTTGAGTATCTTACTTCCTGAAAGCCAACCTATGATATTGACGAGCTGCTCATCGATCAAAGGATCCCTCGTCAGCCATTCCTTTGCATATTTATCTATCACCATAAACTCTTGAGGTTCTCCGTCAACCATAGCCTTTATCTTCGCCCATCCTGCAGGAGCCTTGGCATAGACAGGCTTTCCTTCTTTTGTCGTCTTTGATACTTTTGCAAGCCTGAATATACCGTTCTCCGGAATCTGTTCTGCCAGCTCGTAAGCAGATACATTCGCCCTATTCCTGAAGATCACATTCTGAGTCCTTGAGATGACTTGTGAGAGGAGCTTTCTTGAGTCTGTTTCCATTACCTGATAGCTTCCCTCATCCAGAGCTTTAAGGCCGCTGCTAGGGACAGTAATCAGCTTTCCGCTTATGGAATATGTCCTCTCTGGATCGATGTGTTGAATGAATACTCGAGGAGAATAATCGCCCTTGCTTTTTAAACTGTCATGTGTCGTATCATTTATAAGGCCCTCTTCCAAAAGCTGATCCAGAACCTTTTCCATCTCCTTGAAGTAAAGGTCTGCAAGTTTATTTATCTCTTCAGGAATATCTTTGAGATACTCTTCATGCTCTCTTGCCGTCAGTCCATGTGGATGCTTTATAAATTTCTCTCCCTCTGCTGGCTCCTCCATAAGCTCTGCTTCTGTCTCAGGCGTAACCTCTGTCCTGTATTTTGAAATAGCGATCTGTCTTCTCAGGTAAATCGCCCTGTTCAAAAGCTGCTCTTCATCCTTAGAAAGCCCTTTGTATATCGACTTAGAAGCCTTCTCGTAAAGCCTTTCTGCCTTAGAAGATGCTCCGGCTGCCAGGTCATGATCCATGACAGCCTCTTTACCAAGGACCCCAAGGTCTTTCAAAAGGTCCTTCTTGACGTTTCCGCTTGTATCGACAATAGCTCTCTTAGCTGCCTTATAAGCCCTGTTAAATGAAGGCTTCCTTTTGTCTTTCAGCTTAAGCTCTGTCTCTATGAACATCCATTCAACTTTACCTTTATCCGTCTTCTGAAGTTCTGCCCTCAGCTCTTCTATCTCGACTCTTCTCTTAAGCCCTCTCTTAGACTTTATCCTGTCAATCGCATCCCTTACCTCTTTAGTGAATGGATAGCCGGAGTATTTCTCCCACTCCTGCCATTGTTTCTTGGGGACCTTCTTCACATCTTTTATGATCCCCTGCATATACTTTGCCTGCTCAAGAGGTGCAAAATGACTACCATAGGGCCATGTGCCTTCCCTCCTCTCCATTACCCGGACCTTACTTTGAAGCCCTAAATCTTTAGCATAATCTGTCACCCTATCAAGAAAGTCCTCTGTCACATATCCCATGTCGTACATGCTGCCTGTTGGAGTCTCGATTGACACCCTTGCTAACTTCACCCTTGCGCCTTTTACGGGTGCTTCTGACTTAACTTCTGGCAACACAACTCTTTCTGTAACATCTGCTTCAGGGCCAAATTCATACAATCCCTGCTTTTCCAGGTATCCTTTCTGTGTTTCGGTAAGGTCTTTGCCTTCGGATATTGCCTTTTCTATTTCTCTTAAGATCGGTTCTTCCCTGAAAAGCTCTGCACTTTCTTCTGGTTTCTGTTCTGAAAACAGCTCTAACTGCTTTAAATAGCCCTTAGATCGGCTCTCACGGGCTTTTTCCATCCACTTTCCGTAAGATTCTTTGGCAGGCCAGGTCTTTATTAAATTGCTGAAATTATCTTCGTCTTTGATCTTTCTAAAGAATTTCATAAACTCTGGATCATCTTTATGCTTATTGAAGATTCTCATGAACTCATCATAACTGGGTGCTGCATCCAATACTTTTTGAGGAACCTCCTTATCCGGATCACGCCAAAATTCTCCCAATATTTTCCCATCCTTGATATATGGCTTTTTGCCTGTAAGCTCGGCATACTTCTTATCCATGCTTTCCTGAAAAGCCTTCCCTGCCTTTTCATGTATGGCCTTCTGCTCGGCTACCTGTTCAGTGGTTGGCTCCATCCCAGGCGGAAATCCTGCAATCTCCTCCTCTTTGAACTTCTCATATTCCTCCTCTGCCCTTCTTTCAAGCTCTTCCCTCTCTGCCTTCTTTGTTGGTGTTTTTGGCGCTCCTTTCTTTTCCAAAAGAATACGCTCAAGATCCCGGCTGTCCTCTATCCTTGGCATTTCCTCTGAAAGAGAAGCTGATAGTTCGTCCATCTTCATGCCGGACTTTCTAACAATTCTTGAGGGGATTCCAAGGTCTTTGATCAGATAGTTTCTGCTGAAGTCTCTGTCAGGAGCGACTCCACCTCTATCAGCTATTGCCTGCCATAATGGATCTTGAAATCCTATTAAAGCTGCGGTTTTTTTCGGCGGCTTAGTAACCGGCTTATCAACAACCTCTTTTCCCCTGGACTCAACATACTTGACAAGCTCATCCGGGGTCACAATGCCCTCTTTTACAGCCTCAGAGTTCACGATCTGCTTATATAGAATCCTTGGATGAGCCTCTCTGGATGCAAAGAAAGCCCCCATTGCCAGTTCTTTTGCCGATTCTGGCGCTTCAGGAGCCACTACAGGCCGTTTTACAGTCACATCAATGGAACCATCAGCTTGAGGCTTCACGTTTATCACGGTCTCCTGTGCTGCCCTTCCTGTGGCCTCCTCGTATGCAAATGCGACCTTTTCGGCTTCTGTCATTCCAGGAGGAAATACGGTCTTTTCCGTGGCGTATCTCGAGACAGGAGGAGTTATTCTCCTTGGCGCTCTTGGGATCGCTTCTTCCGCGGCAACCGCAGGTACAATAGGTTGCTCACCGGGAAGCGTTGGCTCTATTGTCGGCCTTATTGGTTTGCCCCTTCTTAACAAAAGCATGTTTTCAATTTCTTTTTGAAAGTCTTCCAGAGGAATTGCTCTAAGATCATTCATCACTTGCTGTATTTCAGCTTCGCTATATCCTGCTGATCTCATCATCCTTCCTGCTGTATTCACATTTCTTTCTCTAAATGCTTCTGTCATCTTGCCTGATGCCATACCTGAGACTATCAATCTGATTGCCTCTTCTCCAAATCTGGCTGCTGTTCTTAAATTTTCCGGATCGGAAACTATCCCCCTATAAGGTTTATCTATAGCCCAGGAAGACAGGGCCTTGGCTGCACCTCCCCAAAACTCATCAGACCCAAGTTCTTCAAGATACCTTTGAGCAATCGGATCGTATTCGCTTTTCTCCTTCAAAGCTAGAGCAATATTAGGTATTTGTCTTACTGCCTCATAAGTGGCAACAAAAACAGGACTTGCGAATCCCGTCAACCACCAAGGAAGGATATATGAAAGTTTGTTTGATAATTCATTGATCTTCGGATCGCGGGACCACAGACCTCCCTCTACAACGGAAGGCTCTTCTTTCCTTTCTCTTGCCTGCTTATACATAGCTATGTCCTCTAGCCTTCCTTCCTTTTCCAGTCTTTCCCTTAAGGCTTCTGAAGGCACTCCCATGGCCGGAGCTTTGTAAGGACTAACAGCAGCTCTTTCTTCCTGTATCTCTCTCAGCCTTTTCTTTGCCTCTTCCTCCATAATCTTAGGCATTGATCCTAGATGTTTCGCTGAAGTTATAAGGCGCTCGCCTATATCTCCTGCTAATCCTTTGACTTTTTCAAAGAATGACGGAGCTTTCTCTTCGACCTCTTCTAAAGGCTCTGGCTCGATTTGTGGAACCTCTTCCTTCTTAGCCAAGGGAGTGAAGAGCTGCTCTTTTCCTGCCTTTTCTTCCAATGTAGGGACCTGTCCCTTTGGTGCTAAAGGCGTGAAAAGAGACTGCTCTTCCTGTCCAAACACTTAGAAATACTCCAAAAGGATCCATGGAGATAAACCGTTCTCGTCTATCCACCTCATAAGACCCTCATCTTTAAAGATGTCCTCCTTTGAATAGCCCTGTTTCTTGATCTCCTTTGCCGCTTCTGCGTGCCTTTTATCAGGATCGGATTTCAGCTTTCCCTTCAACGATTTTATTTTATCGTTAAGATTAAGAATCTTTGACTTGATAGTCTTGTATTTATCTTCATCAATGTCTGGATCAAGGTCTGCAATATCACTTATCGCTTCCCACCTTTCGTTGCTGAGTTCTTCAAGATCATCTGCAAGCTCAGAAGTTTTCTTTTCTCCCTTCTCCCCGGCCACATATTCTTTCTTTCGCTGTGTAAGCTCTTTTTCTCTCAGCTTCCTAGACTCCTCTGTCTCTGTAAGCTCTCCTTTCCTTACTTCCCTCTCTGCCTCTTTCTGTTTTGTTTCTGCAACCTCCTTAACCCAATCAGTAAGGAAGTCTGATCCTTTGAGCCTTATCGCGTTTATGATTGCCTGAGCTTCAGGCATCCTAACTCCTTCCTGGCTGGCAACGTATTGTGATGCCAATTCCTGAAAAGGCTTTGTCGCTTCCTCATAAGTGGTTGTGGGCGTTGGAAGCCTTAGCTCTGGATATGCTTCCCCGACCCCTGTCTGCTTCAACCTCTCAAGCCCTCCTAGAAGTGGCAGGTCTAAATCCTCGGCGCCTTTCATTCCTTGTTTTACAAAAAGCTCTATGATTGTGTTCATCAATGCCCTGTTCTGGACTTCTTCCTGTTGCTTGCCGTATGCCTCGTATTCCTGAAGGCTTTTCTCGAGCCACCTCTTGACCTGTTCTTCCTGGAATTTCTGCTGTAAAAGCATGGGTACAAATTTAGTCATGAATGTGTGGAATCTTCTTGTATTCGGCATTTATCCCTCCTATGTCAGATAGTAGCTCATGTAAGGAAGCCAATCCCAAATATCGGCACCACCACCTCCCTGCATAATGTAATTCATAATCGCTTGCCAGTATGAGTTTGATCCTCCTCCCATAATAAGGGACAGGTAGGAAAGAAGCTGATTCAACGACTCTCTTCCCTCTCCTCTTCTGCCTGCGCTCAAAGATTCCTTAAGTTGCTCGATCGTTGCCATGATATTGAATATGCCTGTTGACATACCCGTTGTCTCCATCAGCTCTCTAAACCTTCGGTCAATCTCTTCTGATCCAACTTTCTCCCTTGCCTGAGAAGCAAGCTCTCTTGTCAATCTCCTTTCTTTGGCTTCTTCCTCAAGCTGGATGCCACTTCCGAAAAGACCCATTCTCGAAACGAGATCCCTTACAGATTGAATCCTTCCCCTCTCTCCTTTCCTTATACCCTCGACCATGTAGTTTATAACTGCCTGTCTTTCCTCTGGCGTTGTTCCCCTTGGATATTCCATAAAGTAATCAAACCTTCCTCTCAGTTTTTCCAGCATATCCATCAATCCAGGGGAAAATTCAAACTCACCTGAACCTCCCCCTCCCCCACCTCCACCTTCTGCTTCCGGGCAGCACCACTCCTCTCCATTTATGACCTTCCTCCTGTATCCTTTCTTACAGGCTCCTCCTTCTCTTCCAACAAGACTTCCTAGTGTATTATTCCTTATCGCGTTGTGGACATCCTCGATGTTGTACCATTTACCTTCTTTATAAAGCTCATGCCCCTCAACACCCGGATTCCTGATAAATCCCATGGCTGCTGTTATAAGATTGTCCGTCCATATCTTTCCACCTGAAGGCTGAATAGGGCTGCTGGCAAGTTTGTATCCACCTTCGCAAACTCCTTCTGTTTTTTCTTCTTTTTTTTCTTCCTTCCCCGCATCTTCCTTACAGCACCATATCTTTCCGTCGGCAGCCTTTACGGGCTTATATCCGTCCCTGCATGGTGTTATCAGGAAATATCTGTCCGTCCCTCTTTTTATCTGCTTTCCGAGGTATCCCCCTGCTTTGCATGGCGATTTAGACTCTTCTGGACCTGGTCCCGGAGGCGGCTCAACCGCACCTTTTTCGCATCTTTCCATACATTCATCAAACTCCGGAGACCCAACTCTTCCTCCTGTTTCATCAAAACATTTCTGATAACATTCTCCCCTTACTCTAGCCATATCCGGCCTCCTTTAAGTTATTTTCACCCTCCTTCCTGTTGCGCCTTTCGAGGATCCAGCCAAGTCTTCCAGAAAGCTCAAGTCCATCTGCATCCCTGAGGGGAATCCAAAATTTCCGTACCTCTGCAAATTCTGCAAAATGTAGTTGAAGACTGCTGTGTCTGCCGATTTTGTGAAAGGACTTTGATAAGGCGCTCTCATGCCCATTCCTCTCAAAAGCTGCTGCATGCCCATTCCCCTTTCCATCATTTCTTCGTTCTCGTCCTTTCCGAAAAGACCTCCAACAAAAGAAAGAGCTATAGGCAATAAGATATTCCAAGGAATCTTTGTTGCAGCTGCCGCTGCTATTGGTACTCCTGCCATCTTATTCCTCCTTACTCAGATAAATATTCATCAAAGGCTTCTGAATAAGCCCAAAATAATTCCCATTTAAGGTCTTTAAGAGACCATGTTTCCCCACCGCAAATCTTAGGCCACTCTATCGGTCTGAGATTGCCCTCGAAAAGAACGGAATCGGATTTTAGAATGGCCAGAACGTTTTCTTTCGTCTCCTTGGCTGTTTTTATAGGCGGCTGTCCATCCTGGCTTGCCCCATGCCTCATTCCTTTGACCAAGGCTTTTCGTCTTTGGTAGTCCTGAAAATTCCCTATCTTGTGGATAATCGGTATGCACATCTTATTGACCGTCCTGGATGAATAGAAATTCTCTTCAGGATCGGTCTCGCTGTCGTGTTCCATTGAAGTAAATACTCTCCCGTCCAAATCTCCCTGCTTGAGAACATAATCAATGAACTCCCTCATGATCGTGTGGTATTCGTTCTTGGCATCTATCTCATTCCCTATCTCAACAAGGAAAAAATGACCCCATCTCTTCTTTGCCTCCTCAAGAACATATCCATAGAGATCCACAAGGAACTCTCCTGTCTTTTTCATTCCAGGACGCTCCTCATGCTTCGGGTGCGTTCCGTCATATTCATACCAATGTGTCTGACTGTAGGCTTCGTTTGATGTACCGTTCACATTATTGTCGCCATTCATCCAATGAGTACGCCAATGTCCCGGCTTTCTAGTTTTCAATGAACAGTTATCAAGGAGAGTTAGCATTGGCATGATGTATCTATCGACAAGATAATCTCCTCTTCTCCAAAGGCAATCGAAGTGAGCCGGGTTCTTCCTTGTTAGTGCGAACTTTCCAGAAAGTTTCATATAAGGCATGTGCATCATATCTTTGTCTTGCCACTCAGGTTCCCAATTACCAGCCACAAATAAACGCATGAAGTTTCCCCATCCCTCAAAAGCAAACCTGTCTGCAAAGTCCTCTGCGTCCTTGTCCTTAATGACTTTAGCGAATCCGAACTGAGGAATAAGACATGGAGACAAAGCCTTCTTCCCTGGTGCATATCTTTTTGCTTTTGCCAGCTTATGCTTTCCTGGTGCTGGCGGAGGTGGGGGAGGAGGCTCGGGGGGAGGGGGTTCCGGCGGGGGTGGCCCTGGGGGAGGAACGGGCTCTTCTGGTTTATAAATGCAGAATCTCCCTAATCCGAAAATCTTCCAGAACTTACACCACAGGCTGTTTACACCAAAAAACCAATATTTATCAAACTTGCTCATATTACCTCCCGAATAAGACGTATCCAAAAGACACGGCACCACCTCTCCTGTTCTCGATGTAAATCTTTCCATCCGATCCATTCGCGCTTACCGTACAATGCGTGTCTGTCCCGGTCGTACCCGATAAGGCTCCTGTCGCCACATCGAAATTTGCAGCTCCGCTCATCTTGTAGCAGAACTGCGTTCCTGCACTCGTCACCCGATAGGAAGCGAGTATCCACCAATCACTGTAAACGCTTCCTCTTCCGAATATCAGGATCGCTCCAACATCATTCCCAGGCGTAAAAGACGCGGCTTGGTCATCATTCAACGTGATCTCATTCCCTGCAAGATTCCTGTCGTCCAACTGAATGTCAGATCCCATATACCAAGTACCACTTGATAGAATACTGTTTAAAAAATTTCCTGAATTGTTGTCTCCCCCGTGTGTAAAGTTATTCTGGATCTGAATCGTATTGTGCATTGCTCCTGACTCAATCAGGTATGGTTTGGAATAATTTCCAGCCTCACCGACAAGTCCGTTGATGCTATTAAATCCCTTATTTGACTTGATCGTAACTGCATAAGTGTATGTTGGAGTTGCGTCCCCTGCTGCATTATGAAAGAATCCTCCCTCGATTTCATTTTCGTCAGAATTAATGATAATCGCCTTCCAATACTGGACATATCTATTTCCCCTCAGATTTTGCTGGTTTGCGTTGCCTGATGTCTCTATGTCTGTCTCAAGTTGAGTGAAGTAGCAGCTCTCAACTGTATTGAAAAAATTTGCACCAGGACTTCCTCCGGGTGCGTCAAATAAAATTCCTCTACTTCCAGCTATACCCCTACTAGACCCCTGGAAGTAAAGGCACTTAAATACATTCTCAATGGAGGTCTTTCCTGTTTCCACCGTGACCTTCACTCCATTGTCGGACATAATCGCAAAGTCTCTCATGACACAGAACTTGGAATTATTGAGCAGGAAGCAATAGTCGCTACCTTCATAGAAAATCTTAGTTGCCTTGCCGCATCCCCTTATTTCAATTCCCGTAAGATTCTCGAGCCTAACCTGCTCCCTAATGATGAATGAACCAGAGGGTAGGAATATCACGGAGTTGTCTTCTGACAGGTCTCTCACGGCTTCGTTGATAAAAGATGTTATATCAGCCATATTTGAACTGATGCTGCCGTATGATCTTATGTCGATGAACGGCTTTTTTGTGATTAGGTCTCCGATCTCCGCTCTCCCTGCCGTCTTAAAATTCTCTTCTGTGTTTCTCCAATCTGTAAAATCCATTATGTGCTTATGGAATACTCCTCCTGGCTTTCTCTTCAGGTTTTTGGTCTTACCTGTGTCCTCGATAAATTCTCTATACTTATCGGCTTCCATTTTAATCAGCCTTTACTGACCTCTTGGGCAATCTCCTGTGAAAGTATGTGCTGAACCCAATAATTCGGCACTCACCCCCTGTGTCCTCATTGTTTATAAACTCGAACCTCATATCATATCCAGAGACTCTTAAAGCAATCCTCTTCATGATCTCGTTCCTTATCTCTGGCGTTGTCGAAGGAGTGCTTCCAGGAAGAGAAATTGTCGCTATGGCATCTTTCTTGAAGTCCCTGTATATATTCATCGTTATTGTCTTGTTTGTCGGCAAGATATACCGGATGAACATTTTCCTTAGTATGTTCCAGAGCTCCTTCTCTGTTGATACATTTATCCATGGCGTACTGAAATTTGAGGAGATCGCGGAACCGTCATCGTTGTGTCCGGAGTTTTGAATGTAGATATTTCCATCGTCAGTTCCCGAGATGAACTGCCTTTCATTGTTCGGTCCGCTTATCGTTGCGAACGCTGTCATCTTCTTTGGGAATGTATATATAGAAAATCTCATCCCAAGATAATCAAAAACAACAACCTTATCAGGTTCCTCATTGCTTCCTGTCGGTATTGACAGCCAGTATTCGCTGAACTCCCTGTTACTTCCAGAAACGCACCTATCAATGAAATCCCTGTTTATTGATCCAAGGGTCCTTTTGATGAACCTCGACATTATAGGCCGGAAGCACATCTCTCCATTAAATACCTCAATCCCGAAATCAGACTTCCAGATCATAAGCAAGTCGCAAATCTCAACAGAATGTGCGGCTTCTAGTCCTATTCCTTGAGGTAAAGCATTGATCTCATATAGGTTATCTCCCTTCTTCTCAACCTTGAAATTCGTCTTATCCTTGAAAACATAAAGATCCTCTCCGTAAGCCCTTATCTGTTTAATCTTATCTGCCTCTCTTCTCTCAACCGGAATTATATTAGTGCTAGCGGCTTCTTCCAGTGTGCCTGCGTTTGTTCGGAATAAGTCATTAGGAAATTCTTCATTCCCTGCTATCCAGAGCTTCCCATCCCAAATCTCGAAAAACTTTCCTTCCTTGGGAATCCCCCTGTTGTAGCTGACTTCCTCACTCTCTAAAATGTCAGCATCACTCAGGTTGTCCTCATAGGCTGTAGCATCATTATTGGTTATATCTGCAAGCCAGTAAAACTTCTCTCCGTTTGCCAGAGTCCGGTAAATCCTCCTGGCGTTTACCTTTCCATCAGGTGATACGGGGATATTAGTAAGGTCCACTTTCTGAGCGCTAGGTGTTACTTCTGCCGATTCAGGAGATGGATTGCTTTCACAGGGATAGTTGCCCGTTCTGTAAAATGTGATCAGATACTTATATTTCCCCGTCAGGTTTCCCGAGGATCCCACAGCCACAGATGGAGCTGTCAATGGAGCCTTTATACCGAGAAGAAATACCTTGTCTCCCTCAACTAGAAGATTCGACTCAAACCCTCCTACAATCTGCCTTCTCTTGTAAACGACTCCATCAGAAGGAACCTTCAGCATTTGCTCTGATTCGTAAATCTTTGTCCATGTGTAACTGTTTATTTCCCTCTTGTATATCTCCTTCCATTTCCCTATGAATAAATCACCCCTGAAGACGCACATTCCCCCACTATTTTGAGTTGACGGATTCGTAGATATTAATCCTTCATCATAAATCCCCTCGTCTATCGTCCAATAGGTAGAAATCTTTGATGTCTCGCTTCCCGTTGGGGGGTATCGAAGGTTATAATAAAGCCTTCCATCAAATATCACCTCTGAACATGGAAGACCTCCACCTGGCTGAGTTTGAAGAACCTCCCAAGTTTTAATATCCAAAGAACGATAAAGCCTTCTATTCCCACTATCATAAGCCCCACCAGCCGTAAGCGCGACTCCGACAACATAGAGCTTTCCATCGAACTCAGCGAATGATGCGAAGGCATATTTCTCATCATAATCCGCGCTATCAAAAATCTTGTTGAACTTCGGAACATCTGTATCTAATGGCATGTGAAGTTTCCATATCTGCCACGTCCAATCTGATTTAGCAGAGCTGTAAACTGTGACAAAAAGATACAGGTCATTGTCCCAAACATAGAGCTGACCAAATCTGTGGCAAAGCTCTTTAATCAATGTTGTTGTATTTGAATCTATATTAGCTGACCCATCAAAGTCAGTGACTTCTGCCCATGTGCTAGGAGGAGTTAAGTAGTGGACTCTCCACAAATCGTTGCCAGATGGAGAATCATAGGTCAGAACCCAAAGTCTGTTTTTATAGGATGCCATGCTACATGCAATAAGGTTTGAATGAGATGTCAGTTGCGTTGACCATCCCGTTCCCTTGGTATATTTATAGATTAGTCCTGGACTTGAGTATCCGCTATCTCTACCTAGTGCAATCCATACAGATCCATTAAAAACAATGGCGTCTTTAGCTGAGAGATCCAGGCTTACGTTATCGAGTGAGGAAGCGGAATTTTCTACTAAAAAAGAACTCCCATCTGTTGACACATATATCTGAACCGCATTATTTGGTGTCCCATCATAGAGCTTTATAATTGCCAGCTTGTCATCAAAGATGAATAACTTCTTAAGATTTGTCTCATAAAGCGCTTGTCCTTCTAAGAATGTTCTCGTAAATGAGATTGTTCCCTTGCGCTGCCATATCCCCCTTTCTGTTATGACATTTATCTTCTTGTGATTATCCGGGTCTTTGTACTCTTGAATACCTCTTATGGCTTCTCCATAAAAATTGTAATCCGCGTCCAACTTCGTACACCCTGGCCTTTTCACCCTACTTTTCCCGTCTTCATGGACCTTCCAGCTCTCACATTCAATAACGTCTTTCTCTGGAATTTCACCAGGAGGATCAATTTCGTTTAGATTCCCCCCAAGGTCCCAAAATCTTTTCCTATACAAAGACTTCATTATCTTATTTGCCTAGTAAGTTTCTCCCTGAATCTGTCAGATATGCTTGGCTCGATCGATATTGTCCTTGTTATGGAGTTAAATCGAGTCGCATATCTCTTATCAAGCTCTGTCATGCTCTCCTCGTCAATCAGGTGACATTGACGAGCTGCATCTATCGCCACAAGCAAGTGGGCCGGGGCCGGAAGCTCTGGAATGTGAGCATCGTCTGTCAGGTCGGGAATCTTATAGAAGTAAAAAGACTTATATCTGTCTGCTATCGTTGCAGATGGAGTAGGATCAAAGGCGATTTCGTTCCTTTCCTCATAACTCCATACACGGGGATCTCCTTTCTCCCCTACATTTGCGTATCGATATATCTGATCTGGATGGACAAAAAGAAGTCCCTGCGGCTTCTGCCCTGTCTCATTATGGAAGATATTCTCAAAGGCCAGGAAGTCTGAAATATTGATGTCTCCACCGCTTTTGACCGTGTACTCCCTCTTGTTTGCTGTAATAGAGATCAATTTCGGCTTTCTAAATTCCCTCGGGATGTATGGAATCAAATCAAGCTCCACCTTCTCGAGAGATAGATTGATCAGACTGTTGAGATCAAGCTCTGATCCACTTGCATCATCCTGAAGTAATCCTTCAGGGGCTTCGGTAAACTCAAAAATCAATCCCCTTACCAACTTTCTTATCTCTACTCTAGTCATTTTTAATTCCCCTATTGATACTCGCCATAAACCAGGATAACGACTGTATTACATGGCCCTGTCCATCCTGACAATGTAAATTTAGGTTGAATTTTATAAATGCCCGGTTTATCCAAATCCCCGTTTTGGGTAGTATATCTTAGATAATTACTGTCATAAATTGAGGGAGTCCAGCTATCCAAAGAATCATCTGGCTTTTTTACTTCAAATGCCAAGCCAGTTGCCCCAGTTAAATCTTCACCCATATCTATTTCAATAATTAAACCAACGGTATCGACATATATTTTATTTTCAAGCATCTATATCTCCTCTGTTTCAATTATTGATTTTAAGGAAACAATTTCTGTTCTTTTTGATTCTCCTTCAAATAAAATAGTTCTTAATGAATTATCTGAAACAGATATAGTTCGAATAGATTCAAGCCTTATAATTTCTGTCTTGATATGCGATAGTGTAAACAAATAATCTGAAGCTGGAACAATCATGATCAAAATGCTTCCGTCATAACTTGGATATTCCTTCAAATAATTAGATGTTGTCGAAAGGACTATTGGGATATTCCCTTGATAAAGAAACTCGTTTAAAGCCTCTAATGAATAACTAGAATTTGGAGTCAATATAATCGGAACTACCCCGCTATATGACTTTTCTGCTGACGAAATATAAGATGGAGATAACACAATAGGAATGTCACCGGAATAAAGCATTTCGCCTTTAGAGCTATAAGATGGCAATAGTGATATCTGAATATCCCCATCATAGACAGCATCCAAGATGGATGAATAGCTCGGAACTAAGGCTATTGGAACAGCCCCATCATATTGATAGATGACCGAAAGGCCATATTCTGAAGCCGGAAGAATGACCAGGGGGATATTTCCGTTATATCCAGGATATTCTTTAAGACTATCTGCACTAGGTGTTATCAATACCGGAATACTTCCAGCATAAATCCTGTCTAAAACGGAGACATAGCTTGGCGATAAAGCCATCAGAATATCACCAGCATATAACATTTCCCCTTTAGAACTATACGCCGGGAGTAGAGAAAGCGGAATTACCCCATCGTAAATCATCTCGCATTTTGAAAGATAACTTGGCGCAATGCCGATAGGGATGTTTCCATTATAAGGTTTTTCAAATGAAGACTGATAAGACGGAAGAATTGTCATTGGAAGAATACCGGAATAAACAGCCTCCAGTTTGGAAGAATAGTCCGGAATCATAGTAATCGGTATACTTCCACTATAAGGATAATTCATTTTAGAAAGATAAGACGGAATAAGAGTCATATCAATATCGCCTGTATAAACAAATTCATTTTCAGCAACGGCTAATTCAATGGCAAACTGAACATATACAGCACCATCACTAGCAGTTGAAGCAACAACGACATTTAAAGTAGACCCTTGAATGGGCATTTCTTTGATACCCCAACATCCACAAGCATCGGTTGATCCAGTCCCAGAAGTTTCCTCGTCTTCCTCCGACCAGCCGGAATCTGATTCGTTAAAAGGCGCACCATCTCCCCCATCGAAAGACAATACATAGAAGGCTAAACAGTTGTCGACATCTGTGTTTACGGCATCAATCGTATGGTTAGCTCCACTTGTAGTATAATCTGGAGTGCCAACAATATTAATTGGGCTTGATGTATTAACCCCACGAATCCTGATATACCATCCGAACATCTCGTCATTATTGCCAGAATTTTGATAAACATTAATTGTCGCATCTTCGGAACCAGTCGCAATACGCCAATAAACACCCATAGAGGCATCTGCATTTGTATTGGCATAGTTGATGATTTTTGTCCAACCAGAAATATCCTGCCAATCACCACCATTGGAATCATCGCTCCCCACTATCAGAATGAGAAGGTCGTTAGTCTCGACATCCGATGGTTTTGTAAGAGTGATATAATTTACCGTACTTCCGCCACTATTATTTGAAGTCCAGACAAGAGATATCGAATCATATATTCTGATATCATCGTAATAAACAGTAATAGAACTATTAGCACCAACTTGATAAGCCCCGATAAGATGAGATCCAACTCTCCCGTCATTACAATCTAATGTGAAAACTGACCCCCTGCTTGTTCCATCCACCCAAAGCTCTGCACCGCCATCCGCTCCGGTTCCGGCTTTCCAGTGAATCTTTATCTCATGCCATGCCTGATCTATAATGCTAGAGCAGGCCCAAACAATAGAGTAGTCATAAGAATCATCGTCCTTTAAAATTCCAAGTAAAAGATATGTCGTTCCGCTATTTTCTAATAAGGCAAGATAAAAAGGAACCTCAGTTAAGGCATCATTTCGGGCATAATATAGACCAATGGCTTCTCCGGTTCCGAGTGAAACAGAGTTAAAATTAACATAGATTCTAGAAAAAACTTCTGTTTGATCTGAAAAAGCATCGTTTTCCGTAACATACGCATCATCATCATTAGAGGCAACAACTTCAAGTCCATAGCTTCCGCTTCGTTTTGAAGTGGCATTTGCCGTTACGGTCGAGCTGCCTTCTTCTGTATAGCTATCCCATTCGGAAAGATCGCCAGTTTCAAAACGACTTAAATGAAGAAGCATATTAAATTCCTAACAATTAATTTTATTTCCTCTGTTTGAATTAATTGTTTGCAATTATCAGCTTGCTGTCACAGTGGCCGTAACCTTCACACTCCATCCGTCATTGACGGTATAGGGACCATCTGAGAAATTTTCAACAGCCAATAGATTGCCACTTGTTCCAGAGGCAACATCACAGATAAAATAACCATACACATCGCCCCAGTTGCCACCGGATGCCGTAAAGGTCTTCTCAAGATTTTTATACTCTCCCTTTGTAGCCTGTTCAGTCCAATCAGCATCCAAAAGCTGGATCCTTGCGTAGCCATTCCCGGATATTTCTGTTATGCTCGCCAAGGTTGCCGTTTCACCTGGTTCGGATGTATCAAGATATAAACCAAGATATAATCCGGCTGCCCTAGATGACTGTTTCAAGTAAACGGCGCCAACGTCAGTTTCGCCCTCGTCACACCACTTTGCCATACCAAAGATCAGGCAAAGCGTTAAAATCAAAAAAAGATTTTCTATCATTTAAACCTCCTTCTTATCTCTTTTGGTGTCATCTTAATTCCTCTGAAATTCCAACGCTCCTATATCTGGATACGGCCCTTTTCCCAGTGCTGCAATGATTTCCTTCATAATCCTCTGTCAGCCCAACATCTGTACCAGCGTCTATACAAGGCGAAATAGATTGCAGAGTAAAATCCCCATTGGCAGGGTCGGTCAAAAGCGGCTCTGACTCAAACTCAGTACCATCAAGTGTGATTCCAAGTTGCGTAGAGCCTGAATCAACTCTGTAATAACAGTTGTTGGTATGGGTTATTGTAAATGTACCTGGGTTGGAGTAGTAAATATAATCAACCTTCCAAGCATAAACTATATTATTCTTAATAATAAGGCCTTCTGCGATGGGTGTTCCCAAAATAAGAAAAGGTCCATAAGCATTAGATGCCCTCGTCAGTGGATCATGGTGAGTATTATTATACGCTGTCAGATTATCTATATCTGCGGGATACCCAATCGGGTCATCATCAAAATGAAGACTTAAAAAATATGGCGTATTATATGAAATATTATAATAAATTTCCGCATCATGTATTTGGTCTGTTGCCAAAGTGCCGATGCACTCAAGGAAAATGAAAGTGTTATTAACATAGTTGTGATGAATTTTATTGCCATTGCAAGCTCTCGATGAGGCGTTTATTTCAAAGGCATGCCCGAATGTTCCATCGATATCGCAGTTCTGGATTGTGTTATAAGACGCCGTATTATTTCCACTCCAAAAACAGATGCCGATTGCCCCATACGGCAATGCCTCAAACGGATCGTATGGGTAAAGATGGTTTATGGTATTGTTTGTGATGGTTGCATATCCACCGTCTACATAAGCAGCAAAACTACAATATTGAATATCGCAATTTTGCACTGTTAAATAAGAGCCATTTGCACCAGAGGCAGTAGCCGATGTTCTTACATATTTAAAATCTATACCATCAACCGTTATGTAGTCTTCATCGGTAAAAACACCATAATGTCTTTTTGGAATTTCTATCCCATCGGCTTGCCCGGCAGGATTTCCCGCATTATGACACAGGGCAACGAAATCATTCCCGCTATCGTACCACCAGTACCAATTTGTCGTTAATTCCGCAAATGTTTCAACGGCAGTTGCCCTGGTTAATGTGGCGTTTGTATCATAGAAGATAAAACTCGGGTCTATCGTATAGGAACCATTTGCCGTCTTCCAAATAATATCCATGATATCAGATGTTGCCGCAATGATGTCATCAAAATAGAGGGTTGCCGTTGAGTTCGCACCAACGAGATAGCCGCCAACGAGATAATCCCCGGTTCTGCCATCGTTTGCATTGAGCGTAAAAACTGACCCCCTGCTTGTCCCATCTACCCAAAGCTGTCCACCGCCGTCTGCCCCAGCACCAGCTTTCCAGCGAACCTTTATCTCGTGCCATGCTTGATCTATAATGCTAGAACAAGCCCATACAATGGACGTGTCGTAGGAATCATCATCTTTTAATAATGACAACAAAAGATATTCTGTTCCCCCAGATTCAAAATAAGATACGTACCACGTTAGCTCAGATTGTGTGTCATTATAGCCAGCCGCTAAAATTATTTGTTCGCTAGCCGCTAGAGATGTCGCCTGGAAATTGATATAAAAACGAACATAAGCCTCAGTCTGGTTTGCGAAGGCATTCGCCTCGTGAACATAAGCATCGTCATCTGCGGCTAACACGATTTTCATTCCATAACTGCCAACATTTTTTGCCATTGCATCTGCCGCAATGGTCGAACTACCCTCTGCCGGACTCGAATCCCATTCTGATAAATCATTATCCTCGAAATATCCGGCATGGAGGATATTTTGGGAATCGTATCGTGACCAGCTTCCAGCGATGTCGGCATCAGTTGATCCCAATATTAACGGATTATCTCCGCTTCCGTATGAAGTAATAATTATCGGATATGTTTCCGTACCAGAGCATCCGGTAATCAACATTTCTCGCCACAGCCCATCTCGTTTACTGTAAATTTTAACACTCGCAGTTGGTGAGCCTGCATAATAATCATAAATAGAATTATCTCCACCCGTAGTCCAGTTTATGTCGCTCAAATCGTTGTAGGGGTCAGCCTGAGAACCGACTCCACCATCGCCATAAGATGAGTCGATATAGATATTTGGAAAATCTGGCTGATTCCCCCCTCCTGTATATTCAAAAGCTCCGATCTCTGGATAAGTACCCTGGGGAACTGTAACTCCATCATAATCAGGGGTCAGGGAAACATCTGTTCCAGCCTCATAGCATGGAGAAGAATCAGATGATAGATGAAAATTGCCACCAGCCGCATTGACAACAGACGGATCTGAATCCGTAGAGTTGGCATCCTGGCCCGTATCAGTTTGCCATTCTGCCAAGTCCTGCTCATCCCCGCTTCCTAAATGCCAGTCAAGGAAATTTAGCGCAATGGTAGAATTGTAAATACAATTATTATTGCTATTTACCGTACCGTAGGTGGAGGACCATATCCAACGAAAGTCGTAAACATCACTCTCGAAAACAAGATTATTCCGGATGGTTACGGTTTCTCCACTCTCTACCGCAAAAGTAATTCCATTCTTACAATTATAGACAACATTGTTGTGTGCGCTTCCCCCATTTCCATTCAAAAAATAAATTCCCGCACCATACGTCCCTACACCTGTATAGCAGGTATCAATTATGTTGTAATAAGAAGTATTATTCGGTCCATTATAAAGGATCCCGGCCCCCTCACAGTTATGAATATGATTATACCGAATCGTACAGTAGTTTGTATTATCGTCAAATTGAATCCCGGTTCCTTCTCCTCCATCCGATTCCTCGTAAATATTATAAACTTCACATTTTTCTATGATGCAATTCGTAGGAGCGCGGTCGCTAACTGAGCCATACATAGAAATCCCATGTCCACCCCAGGTATCTATTCCCTGCTCCCTATCCCATCCAGTATGATGAACGGTATTCCCGGTGACAGTAATATTTTCAACTCTTCCAAGAAGCGCAATTCCGTGATAGGCATTGTAGGAAGAAAGGCAGTTCTGGACGGTGACATTCGTAACTTTATAAGTCGATCCCCCCGAATCATTACAAATTTGGATTCCTGTCGTTCCACAATACCGGACGGTTAGGCCGCTCAAGATAATGTTGTTTGAATCATTCGTTCCCCAATTGCGGACTTTGATCCCATTCTGATTTGCCCCTTTTAATTCAAGATTCTCAACTGTCACATACTTAACATCATTATAAAGCCAGATACATGAATAAGCCGGAGATGTGTTAGAATAGGGAATATACATCGTGTGGGTGTCAGGATCAGCATTATCTGTGCAACAAACATAAGTGTAATTCCCATTCCTGCTCCACGATCCCTGACTCGCTCCATTGAACGTCGTTGATACATCGGTATCCCAAAGAAGATAAGTGAGGAAAGTCGTGCCTTCCATGCAGATATAGGTCGGGTAGGATGAATCGTATCGGTAAACATCGAGAGCTCCAACTTCGACCATATTCCCCCAGGTGTCTGCACCTGTTGTGGTAAAGGCCGAAATAACCGGAAGATTGCCAGTTCCGTATGCTCCGAATTTGACAATTGATCCGCTTGAACCTGAACATTCTATTTCCAGGGTATCGGCTGACCACGTACTTCCTCTTTTGAAATAGATATTATCCCCGGGACTGAACGACCCCATCATGGAGTTGACTTTTGCTATCGTCTCCCAGGCCGTTCCATCAGAAGTTCCGGCTGCTCCGTCATTTCCCCCGTTTTTAACGTAGTAGTCAGTTGCGAATCCGCACAGAAATACAGACAGAAATAGGATTAAAAATAAGAGTGTCTTCTTCAATTTTTCCTCCAAATAAAATCTTTATTTAAGGAAAATCGATACATTCACATCAACCGTGTATCCTGCGACTGTCTCTTGATTCTGTACGGAAAGAAGTTTGATCTTCTCTGTGTCGGGTGCGATTGCTATAGTCTTCTGGACAACGCTTGTCCCATTTGCCGCAACGCTCACAGATAAAAACTCTATGGTATCCCATTGATTTCTGAGAGAATCAAAGGCCGCAAACTTAAAGATAAGGTCCTTCGAGCAGCTTGCGTGATCACCTTTGACATAGAATGTCAGGGATGCGTTCTTCGTAAGCCCGATCGGAATCTGCTTTGAAGTAAACTGAGATCCATCGACCGCTGTTGTATTTATCGGGACCTCATAATCGCTTTCAAGGAACTTCAGCCTAGAAAGTGGCATCATTTCAACCTCCTTAAAAATGGCATTTCGGGGAGTCCGAAGACTCCCCTTCCATGCTCTAAAAAACTTTCAGGATCGCTGTGACTTTCACCGTGAATGACGGGGTGGTTCCACCTTTCGTCCAGATAAGCGCGATCGTGTCTCCTAGGTTGGCTGCGACTGCTTTCATTTCGCTGCCGACATCTGTGAGCTGAGTGAATGTGGCCAGAGTATTCCACTGATCCTGACCCGGCTGCTTCGTGATGACCAACAAATCAAGAGTCGGGTTTGTCCCTGATTTTGCTGTGCAGTTGATGAAAAAGGTTCCCTCTTTGAATGGCATCACATAAACGGGATTCGAGGTCTTTGTATTCCCGTCTGCTGTGATCGTCCCTTCATAGAGAACCTTCTGGATTCCACCGTGGAAACGGTAAAGGTCTCTTCTTTGTAGTGCTAAATCCAAGTTATCCTCCTAAGTCAAAAGTTTTTGTGTGCATCAGCCGATACACCATTTTGAGAAGCTCGTTTGCTCGCTCATTAAGCTGTTCCTTTGCTCTTTTTCTTTCCTTCTCTTTTGGGGCTTTTCTCCTATCGATAAGCTCTTTGAGCTTGTAAGTGTACTTCTCATAGCGTAAAAGCCTTAGAGCATGAAGGAGTCTTCCATCAAGGGGTATGGGATTGCCTTGTTCGTCCTCAAGGACAAGCTCAACAATATAATGCTTTCCGGTAGTCGGATTGTATTCTGTGATCCCCGGGACTCTCCTATGATAGTCTCTCACCAAGAACCATTTTTTGTAATCCTCAAACCAAAGCGGATATACCCCTGGTGCTATAAGCTGAAGCTCTTTTACAAAACAGCGTTCCGGATTCATAACTCCCCCTTGCCTGAAGGGGAGGGGATAATCCCCCTCCCCATCTATTCAGATTTAAACGTCAGGCTCTTGAATGTCATCAATCCGGAAGAACGCTTTCCTCACAGAGACGCCCATATTGGCGAAGATGTGTCCGTAAGCTGCGTACCTGTTCTTACCCTCGAGCTGGCGAAGCCTTCCACCACCGTACAAGCCTTTCTCCCATGTGACCGATTTTCCTTTCTGAGTCACATAGATAGTCAGCTTTGTCTTGTCTCCCCCGAGTATCTTTCCATCGGGGATGTACTCGTCAGGGACCATAGGAATCTGCTTGCCGCCATAGTAAAACGGTACTGCGTGCCAGCCTCCCCACAGAATGTTTGTGTCGATCTCTTTGTAGGTCCTCAGATACGAAATCCAGACCCTTTCGATCTTTTCTGTGATGAGCATGAACATATTTTCGATGTTCCCCCACTTCTTCGCTTTCTGGACCGCAAGGATGAGCAGGTCTTCACTGAGCGGCCTTGGGGTTCCACCGTTGCCCCACACCCATGCTTTCCACATAGGATAGGTAGAAACGTCCAATCCCTGTAGCGCACCTGTTGGCGGGTCTGCATCGGAACAGATCCCCAAAAGACCCATCATCTCACCCTTTCCGGCTGCCTCTGTTTTTCGCCAAACGTCCTCATTGTAGATCCAGCAGTCGTCTGCCCAGGTCTGATTTGACTCAAGCGTCACCTGGGTTTCGGAATCAACCGTGCTTATCGCAATGCTGTTGATGTCGTGGCTGTCGTCCGCGGGGTCGTATGCGTCGATCACCCTGTCTTCCTTCAGGAACTTTGTTGGCTGCTTTTTCATATAAGGGCTATCCACGATAAGCGTAGGTGATGTAGAGCCTGCTCCTTTGGCCTGACAAAGCCTTCCAGAGCCGTCCCACATTAGCTGACGAGAAAGGTCGTCCCGGACCGTGATCATGATTCCGCTTTCCTCGAACTGGAACGGAGCCATCATCGCGCCTCCCGTCCCTTTCTTCAAGGCCGTCTCAAGAGCGAATCCCGAGAACTCGAGAGCGAACATCATTGATCGTTTCAGGTAACCAAGAACCTCTGCTGGTGTCGATTCCTGAGCTGAAGGATAATCGTCAACATTAGAAGCCCTTGCTGCCTGTGATGTTTTGATCCTGACCTTCTGGCGGAATGTATATCCACCCATTTCAAGATCGTCCGAAAAATCAACCTGATCCCACAGCTTCGACTCCTGCCGTATCTCTTCCTCAACTCCGGGCGTCAGAAAATCTTCGAAGAGTTTATCTTCGTCTTCAACTGTAAAAGCCAATTCTGACCTCCTTAGAAATTAGTGTGCTTCACCTGCCTTCTGTTTGCTTTTGTAGTATTTGTTGAACTGGTCGATTGCGTCTTGGAGGCCCTTAACTTTAGGCTTCTCTTTCTTCGGAATGGCCGGGGTTTCTCCTGGGGGTCCTTCGGGAGCTTCTTCCCTTGTTTCCTTCTCTTTGTAATGCTGCCCTATAATCTTATCCCTAACTTTCGGAATAGCGTCTGGATGGTCGGTTAAAAACTTCTCAATGAATTTCAACTGGCTTTCATGAGAAATCTTCATGGCTTCCTCAAGGCTGTATTTCGGCTCTCCCTTCTCGTCCAAGGCAGCCATTAGATCCCACACATTAAGAGGGATTCCTTCCGGCTTATCGTCAAGATAAATATCGGCACCGAAATACTTTTCTGCCCTGAAGTCCTCCATTTCCTTTTTCATCTTTCCTCTGTGTTCCTCTATGAAAGCCTTGAGCTGAGTCTCTTTTTCTTTTTCCCTTTCTTTTTCTCCCTTATCCAATTTGGACTCCAGCTCTTTAAGCCTATCCTTTAGCTCCTTGACTTTGGGATCAACGTATTCTGTGTCTTCCTCTTCTTCTGTTTCTTCTTCCTTCTTTACCCCCTGCTCCTCATCGTCCTTAATCACCAGCCTTCCTTCTTTGTGGGCTTGTGTGATTATTTCAATGAAGGGCTTGACCTTTTCCATCTCTTCCCGTTCCTTTTTGATCGCTGAAAGCTCTTCGTCTGAGACGATTCCTAGATTCAGCCAGGCTTGAAGTTTCTCCTCGCTGTCTGGAATATAATCCTTTCCTCGAGCCTTCCCCACCAAGGGCTTGAGAATTTTCCCGTCCTCGGTAGCGATAAAGAACTGTGGCTTTAATGTCTCTTTTCCGGCCTTTTTCTCGACCTTCAACTCCTCCTCTGAAGCCGAACATTCAATGCAGGTGTCTTCTTCCTCTTTTTGCTCAGTTTTTTTTGCCTCTTGAGTCTTTTTTATGGACTCAATATAGGCGTCCTGAGCGCCTTTTAAGCCACCAAATTTAGACGACTTATCTGTCTGTTCCTCAGAGGACGACTCTTCAGTCTGTTCCTTTTTGGCAGTCTCTTCTCCCATGTTTACCTCACTTTATTAGAAATTTTTAAAACGGTTCCTCTTCTTTTTTAGGTTCCGTTTTCTTTGCTGTTTTTGCGACCTTCTTCTTTTCTCTTGGTTTGATCTGAGAAAGAACGACCTGTTTCGGGAAGGCTAGCTTGTAAAATCTAACACCCGTAGGCGTCAGAATTTCCAGGTCCGTATGGTAAGGAATGAGCTTCCTTTCCATTAGCTCCTCGATCTCGTCAACGCTGTAGTTTAAAAGGTCTGCGATTTCCTTGATGTTAACAAATTCTTGGATTTCACCCATTAATATCCTCCTGCTTCGGTTTCGGGTCCAAGGGCCATAGCAGCTATTAGCTCCTCTGCTGTAGGTGCGATCTCAGCGGGAGCTGCTGCGGTTGTCTCTTCAGGGGGAACCTCCCCCTCTTCTATTGGCTCTTCCCCTATCGTTGGTATATATTTTTTATGCTCGGCGATGCGAGTCATCAGTTTTGCCTTTGCATCCTCTCCCCAAAGCTCGAACTCTTCTTTTTTCCTTTCCGTGTTGTAAATGTCGTAGTGAACCTGATGGTTGTCGTCTTCGCTTACTTCGGGCGCAGGCTTTCCTTCTCTTATGAGGTCAATGATCCTGTATGCGTATCTGCGGTCGATGAATTTCTCTTCTGTCAATTCCTCAAGTCCTTTGTATTCCATTGCCTCCAAAGCCTCGTCCATTGCTATGTAGCCTTCTTTTGCCAGAGAAACAATCGCCTCTTTCCTCTCCTGCCTTTGAGAAAAGAAGTCCACTCCACTCTGGACCCGGACATCTGTGTTGTTCTCAAGATCTGTGTCCTTCAGGAATATCTCTACCGTCTGTCTGCTTCTCCCTGTTGTCCTTATAAGCCTTCCAGGTTCCTTGTAATGCTTCTGCATCAGCTTCAGCCTTATTGTCATGGCGTCCTTCATGGCGTCATCTATGGCATCCACAGTCGGCACAAGAACGCTTACGTCCTGCCCCTTCATTCGCTCGAATAGCACACCTGATGCCCTCTGAGCGTATTTTGGTAGCTGTCCATAACTAACCTTTCTTACTGAGGTTTCTGTTTCAATCTCATTCTCCATGAACATCAGCCAGCGCATGATTATCTCTGGAAGTGCAGGAGGCTGCTGCCAGTAGGGATTTCCCCCTCCTGTGGGATTGTATATGACATATTCAACATCCGCCCGGACATATCTTTCAAATTCTTCCGGGTCGAGTGATCCCCTTGGGATCATGCCCTTCAGCCTGTAGTTTTCAATATGGCTATCTATGATTGAACCGAATCTATTAAGCTGACGCTGCGACTGCTGCGCTATCCTTACAGGGCTGTCGTAATACTGCTGATTCAGGATTGGAAGGATCCCTGGGATTTGGATAATCGGAAGGTCAGCATTAGGAACAGGGCTTGCATTGTCATAGAGGATGCAGCCTGCTGCTGTTACCATGTATCTGCCCTTTTCCCATTTATCCATGGGTCTCCAATATCTCCTCATAAGGATGACCGTTTCCTCTTTTTCCGGCTTTTTGTGACCCATGGCAAGAAGATCAACGTCTTCAACCTTCAGCCTGTCTGCAGGAAGGCTGTCCGGACTCAGGTTGAACATCCTCTCAACCGATGTTTTTGGAAGCTCCTGTCCCTCTATGACCCATCTCTGATTTTTCCTTTCGATTGCGTAAGGGTCTGCCCTTACCAGGAAAGGATTGACATAATTGAAATCGACATCTCCCGGCTGCGTTGTCACTCCTCCTTTTCCATCGTCTATCTTTCCCTCGAGATGCTTGTTCCAAAACTCTTTCCAATAGACGTTTCCTGTGACCAATGCCCAAAGTTTTGCGTGGTGATTGAGCTTGAACAGGAATTTCCCGTTCAGATTCGTGTATTCAATGGCCCTGGACCCCAACTTGCCAGCTTTGACATCTTTTGATTGAGAAGTATTGGGCTCGACATAAAACGTATGAAGGTATAAAATCTCCCCCCAAAGCTGCCGGATCATTGGCAGGATTCGGTTATAGACGTTCTTGTATTCCCGGTCAACCTTCTTAGATATGTCCTCAAGTATCCCTGAATCCATGTTTGCCCATGTGTACTGATTTCCGTAGAACCAGGCGATGTACTCCTTCCAGTAGGGGAAATAATTCGTGACTACGGGATGCTTTTCCCAATAGTATTCAGACTCTTCAACGGCTTCCCTCTGATCGGGGGATTGCTGCTGCGGTTTGATCAGGATGGGTTTTTCAGCCATTCAATTCTCCTAAAAACTTTTTGCTGCCTCTTTTGCCCTTCTCTCCGCTTCGGTCATATTTTTTTCTTTATCCATCTTTTGCTTTAGGGCCTCTTTCTTCATCTCGACAAATTCTGGATACTCCAATTTGTTGTATTGATACTCCCCGAAGTCTTTGCACATGTAGCGATTGAAAATTTCCTCCTTCTCCTTTTGATGGTAGATGACGAGAAAGACGATTACCCCCCCAAGGACTAAAATTGTCACGATGAGGGCGATGAAAAAGAGAATAGTCGCATCCATAATTCCTCCTAAAACATACTTGCCGCTTGGTCGTAACGATGCCTTCTCTGAGCTTGGTCAGCCTTTAGCTGTTTCAGAAAAGTTGGATCGCAGGGAACAACCTCCTGGCGCCAAGGCTCTAAAACAGCCTTTTCGACCTTCTTCGGAATGGACATGTGTTCAAGTTTGAAGTGATAAAAGATGGTATGGAGAATGTCCGTTCCCTTAAGTTTCCCCTTGTAAAAAGAAGTGACCTCATCCTCATACTCCTTCATCCCCTTTGCCGAGAGGATCAATCCCTGTTCGTATTTAGGTACGAGGTCTTCGACTTTCCTGTCGGATGGGCAGTTTCTAATCGTCCCGTCCAGAGAATCCTGGTTCAAAAGAAAAACATTAATACCGAACCTCTTCTTTACTTTCTCGAGAATTGTCAGGTGTTCATAAAGAAATATCCCATACTTCTCGTTCTCGATTCCGATATTCGATACAGGGCGTTTCAGTTTATTCTTAGACCAAAGAATGATCTTTATGATCCAAGAGACGACCTCTAATGGACTGAGTTTATCTTTATCTGCCCAGGGAAGGTGAAGTTTTCTGTCGGCTGACCAATCACCGAAAGATACTCCCGTATATGAGCTTCCCCTTCCTTTCGTGCCTGCCATATCGATGACAAGGTTTCTAACGAATGGATCGGGGAGTTCAATGAAATTCTTAATCCATGAGCGCCTGATAATGACATCCTCATCCGCGACGGGCTGAAGGAGATAGAGGGCAGAATACAGGTAGGATCCCATCTTCGCCCTTTTTCTGTCTAGGTACTTCCGATCGACTTTCTCTGGAAATACGGGGTTTCCTTTTGCGTCTTCTGCCGGACAGTAAAAGACAGAATAGCCTGAATCGGCTTCGAATACATGGGCGACCTTGCCCTTCAGCTGACGGAAATCATATTTGCCCTCAGGGTGGAGAACGGTTCCTGAAAGATCATCAGGATACCATGTAGTTTCGAAGATGATCTCCTCTGCGTCTTCTGCCAGGATTGGCTCCTGTGCCTGCCACCTCCTAACAATCTTTGCTCTCTGTTCGGAATATTCGGAGTTTTTTTCGTTTACCAAGTTGTCGTTGATACCAAGCTCGTAGTGATGCCCGGTTAGCGACTTCTCGGGGGATCCTATGTCTATCTCTATCCCCTTGTACCGGATACCCTTGTCGTGAGAGCAAGACTCGAAATCACTCTTTTTCCTGGGTATAAGAGGGGCCAGCTCATTATCTTCCATCCAATCGTTGAAAAGGTATTGGATGATTTTGTTGCTGACAAGCTCTTTCCATACCCTGTCCAGGTGGTCTTCAGCCAGGTCAGCGATTCCGCAGTACATAAACGCCTTTCCCCTTTCCCTCTTATAGCGTTTCTTAAGGAACCACTGGATGAGCTTTCCCCTGGCAATAGAGCTTTTTAGCCCGTCACGGAAGATGAGGACGAGTTTTTGGATGTTGGGGTGCTTTTGGATGAAATCGCAAAGTTTCTTATGGACCCAATTCAGGTCCCGGTATTCTTTCTTTTTTCCGTGGTGAAGGACGACTTTGTTTACGAAAAAGAGATCTGTTAGGATTTTGTGGATCCACCATTGTTCGTTTCCCCGTAAGGAAGGAAGCTCTGGCGGCAGCCCTCTAATCCCCTTGTTCATCCTCCTCCATCCTCAAATCAAGGAACTGCTGATAAGCAGCATGATCGGCTGGTGTGAGGTCGATATTTGCGGTTATGGCCCTTATATCCACCTTCTTGGGAGGATAATTGTCTTTGATCTTGTTGATCTCTTTGAGTGCGCCTAGCCGATTTGAATTATCTGGCTTTCCGACCTTACTTAGCGGATGTTCAGATTCAAAGGCCAGACGCGTTAATTCGTTGGCGATCTTCGTATCTGGCGCCCTCTTATCAAGCAACTTCTGGATTTTCTTCCTCTTCAAGAGTTTATCCATGGCCTGACGAGCATATCCAGGGGAATAACCTACCATCTTCCCTATTTCGGCCTTCTTGCTTTCGTCACACCCCGAAGCCTTATAGAGCTGAAGGGCCTTCTGTTGCCTGGAATCGAGCCTTGAGAAGGGTTTGTTCTCGATTTTGTTCTTCCAATCCTTCTTTTTCTTGAGGTGAAAGCGGTAAACCCGGGGTACAGGTTCCCTCCCGTCGACGATAACTGGCATATCGCCAACCATCAATATCATTCTCGCACCACCATATATAGAGCGTTGCTCATGCTGTCTCTACATATAGGTGCAAAAAATATTATTGTCAACTTTTTGCTTGCCTTCTAGTGCTATATGGTGTGTTAAGTCATTTATTTGCTACTATATATTGATGAAAAAAACCATTGCCTTCCATGTCAATACTTTGTGGTGTTTACAAAAAAAAATGCTATGATATACTTAGATCAAATGGACGAGAAAACCCTTAAAACGTGGGGAGGCCGGAAGGTCGGGACGCCTTGTCTCTGGCTTTGCCAGTATTTCTGGCTTAAAAGGACGCTTTGTCTTATGATCTTCTTAAGAGACGGCCTCCCCGACTGCCTATAAAATGGACGAGAAAGAGAAAATCCGGAAGCTCAGGGAAAGGATCAGGGAGATCCAGCTCGAGGAAATGAGCCATGTCTGCTCTCTCTGCAAGAGAAGGACCAAGATCGACAATCTCACGGCCTTTAAGCACGGTTTCTGCTGCGACGAGTGCCTTAGTCACCTGATTCACATAACCTGGGAGCCGGGGGGATACATTTGGTGGAATTAAAAAGGAGAAAAAAATGGAAGAAAAAACAGGAAAATTAATAGAAGCTGAATTTTGCTGCGAGGATTTTCAAAATTGGTGGATTTTCGGAGATACCGTCACTATGTTCATGGATGAAAATTTCTACAGAATGGTTATCATCGAAAAAGGAGAACCTCAAAAAATTAATTTCTGCCCCTTCTGCGGAAAAAAATTAGATGAAAGAAAAATTAATTAATAGTGACGAAGACTTTTTTGTAAGGTATTTTCGGAACGTCGGAATAATTATCTTTCTGGAAAAAATAGAAAATACCCTGAGAGCTGTCCATCACAATTACACAGCCAATGAAATAAAAAAAATTAAAGAAGAATTTATAAAAATAAAAGAATCCGCCAGAAGAACACGGGAAAAATTAAAATGAAAAAAATTAAAAATACAGAGGAGAAATAAATTGAATAAAAAAATAATCGACGACAATATTTTTCCCGATAAAATTAAAATGAAAAAAATCCGAAAACAATACAAAAAAATAAAAAAATTATTGAAAAAAGACCCAAACGCTGTTTTCTTTAGCATCTATAACATCAAAAGTAAAAACCTTGCTGACGGATTAAAAAAAATAAAAAATGAAAATTAATTTTAATCTCCTCGGAAAATATATCTACTGGAAATTAATCGGCAGACAAGCACTCGAAAAAAAAATAATTAATCTGAAAAAACAAAAATTCTCAAACCCCAATCTCCCAATTCTTTTATTCCAATGGAAAATCCTCAGATACACCTTCGACGGCACCCTCTACAACGAAAAAGGCTATTTTATTAAATTTAAAAAAAGAAAATTTAAAGACTTCCTCCTGAAATAAATAAAAAATAGAGGAAAAAATGGAAGAAAAATTAAATTGTTTTTTTTGTGGAAGCGAAAAAAATATGCTTATCCCTAGAATTGGAATTGCCATAGGGATGATTGGAAATGATTACGCCTTTTGCAAAAATTGCCTGAAAAATATGACTGCTGAAAATTTCTGGCAAAAATTATTTGAAGAATTAAATTATTCCTGGCCTCCAAAATTAAAAAAATAATTAATTTTCCCCCAAAAAAACCTTAAATAGAAAAATATCAAAAATACAGAGCTAGGGAGGATGCATACCAAAGGGGGGTCTCGGAAAAAAGCCCCATTTTCCCCCAGGATCGAGCGATTTCCCCCGTATGCAGGGCAGCTTTTTTAAATTAGGGGGAGAGTTTACATAATAACTATTATGCGACATAATATTTCCTAAGTTATTGATAAATCAGGGAGTTATAAGCGATAGAGGGGTCAAGAAAAGTAAAGATAAATAAATTTTGCGGTAGCCTTTTAATTTTAAGTGGAAACGAAATAAGAAAAAAAAATGCAATAAGATATTCCTATTTAAATAGGACATACCTAGAAATAAGAGAAAGCCTATAAATATAGATATATCTTATCTTCTAGGAATATCTTATTAAATAGGACACTACTAGAAGAATAGGATATACTCCCTTTAGTTGAGGCTCTTAATTATTATATAGGATAATCCTATTTAATAGGGGGGTTGTGGAGGGGTGTGAAAAATAGGAAATAAGGCTCTATTAAATAGGATAGTCCTATTTAATGGGGGCGAATTTTCAGAAAATAAAATTAAATATAAAAAAATAATTAAATTAATATTTCCTGGGGTGATTAAAAAATAAAGAAAAATAATAAAAAAATAAAAAAATAAAATAAAAAAACATTAATCATTTTTTTTAATGCGCGTGCGCGGGGGGATGGGGGTCCGGTCTCTGATCTTGATTTTTTTTCTGATCTTTCCTGGATTTTTCCTCACTCCAAAAATATTTTTATCAGGGGGGTTTACAAGCTGATAATTTGTGATATAATTGACTTGAGGGAAAAAAATTTAAAAGTGAGGTGAAAATGTCGGAAACAATTTCAATTCCTTCATTCACTCGGGATGTGGTCACGTTTCGTGACTCTATTCAATGCGTCAATCTTTCGCTTGGGTTGTTCCGGTTGTACTTTTCCATGTTCGATCAGTCTTTGAAGTCGGTGGTTCTTGATACTTCCGATGGTGTTGGCCGCATAGGTTCGGCTAGTGAGTTCATGTTTATGAATTTCTTAGGCAATTTTGTTGCGTTCAAACATCACTACACCCGGAATTACATTTATATGGACAGGTTTTCCGGTGATCTCATTATCCCAAAAAGCAATCGTGCATTTGGTCAAGGGATATTTGATCTTGATCCCTGGCTTAATCCGGTCGTGTGGCGAAAGATTCTCCAGTCGAAAGAGGGGACAAAAGTCCTCTCTCAGTCGGTGGTTGACCTCTCCGACTCTGAGGATGACAGGTCAAATAAAATTTTAGGGGGTGCTAAATGTTAGGCTCTGAGACTCAACAAGAAAGTCTCAGCAAGAAAGAGCGGAAAAAGCTCTTGGTGTCTCAATTAAAGGATTTGACAAGTGAGATTGTGACAGATGAGGAAAAGTTGAGGATGTTCGCTGATCGTTGGCGGTCAGGGTTTCATAATTATTCGCTGTCTAACCTTTTCCTTATTTGGTCTCAGTGTCCAGAGTTTTCTTTGGTTGCAGGGTTCAATCAATGGAAAAGAGTCGGGCGGTATGTCAAGAAGGGAAGTAAAGCGATCTGGATACTGGCTCCGATGGTCTCTTCCAAGTATGTCCTCAAGAAGATTGTCTCCGATGATACATCAGAGGATGACGAACCGGAAGTTAAAGACGAATACGAAAAGAAAGTTATCACAGGATTTATTCCGGTTCATGTGTTCGACTATTCTCAAACGGATGGGGATGATCTTGATATTGGCAACACTCTCGTTAAAGGTTCCGACTCTCTGACGGTCGATCTTCTTTCCTCTGAATTTGATGTTCCGGTCGAATACTCTCAGGGCGTCCAGGATGGATACACTAACGGCAAGAAAATTGTCCTATCCAGGCGAAAGAATAAGGCTCAAGAAGTGGCTTGTTATCTTCACGAGATAGCTCATGTCCTGCTAGGGCATCCAGAGGAAAAGGACGATAAAGTTACACCTAGAGATGAGAGGGAATTACAAGCGGAGTCTGTCGCTTATATTGTCGGGGCATGTATCGGGCTAGATAATCAAGGGGCAAAGTATTATCTAGGGCATTGGAACGGGACGAAAGAAAAGGTCAAGGAACACTCGATCAAGATTATCTCTGTCGCCGACAAGATTCTGAGGAAAGTCTATCCTTTACTTGAGAAAGTTGAGGTCTCCCAAAAAATGAAGGGACAAGCTGTCCTCTTCTGAGGGTGGCTTGTCCCCTATGGGGACACTATGCGTAAACATTGCAATTTTCAGTTACCTAAACCGTTTGTGATTCAGTCCTCTAAAGGACTCAAGCGGAATGGATACGTTAAATATATCATCTATCCTGATCTATCCAGATTTAAACAGGCTTGCCTAAACTGTCCATATATATATAGGGCAAACAATAGATATTACTGCAAGTTGGATGACTCTGATTTTATGCTTAAGTTCTATGGGATTATAGAGGGGTTGCCGGAAGGTATCCTCCTATGTGTGGGCGTTGTCCCTCCATACATAAAGGCTCATCGTTTGAGAGTGGACGTTGAGTCTTACTTCTCTAAACATTCTCAACGTCGTGGTGTTCGAGCGTTAAAGACGGAAAAAGTAATGCTTGATGACGCTCCGGAAAGTCGGGGTGCTTTCCCTGTCCAGAGTAAACAGGGCGTGCGATCTGCGAAAGTGCGTGTCAGTTCCGGTCAGTCTGACAAAAAATAAAACTGCATGATCTCTGACAAGCTGATCTCAGTTGATAAGCTGAGGCAATATCCTCCCGAGTCGTGTTGATTAGTCGGGCCTTTCGGGGTGGGTCGCCAGTTACCGTTTACGGTGCTGTTGGGACAAGTTGTCAAACTGATCTGCGTTATCCCTTGATAACTAAGCAAGGCTTGTTACAGGTCAGATGGGAGCCATTAGGCTCTCTCTTGAGTCTTCGATCACTCGAAGGTTCAAGCGATTGCCTAAAGGCAAAATAAAATTTAGTGAGGATTAGATGGAAAAACAGAAAAAAGAAATGGTCTGTCCTCTTGCTAGATGTGAGGATCAATGGCAGGCTGAGTGCGAATTGATTCTTAAATTTTTCTGTCCATTTGCCAGTATGCCACACATGAGCGAGGCAATGGAAAAGGATTTCCCGGAGTGTCCTCATTCCTGGGAGGTGGATGAAATTAAATAATAACACGTTAGATTTTAAAGGAGTGAGAAAATGCCGATACTCATGGGCGGTGTGGTCATCTTCTGTGTCGTCATTATATGGGCAACGTGGGAGATGAGCAAAGAAAATTAAACAAAGGAGGATTTCATGGCAACGGTTATCTTTGATGACCTGTGGCTTAACTTACGGGAAGGCGTAAAGGTCGAGAGTTTCATCGAAGAATTGGAGAATTTTATCAAGACCTTTATTCCCGAGGAAGAAAGAGACGGAGATCATTTCGGGTATCAGTTCTCCGTTGAGGAATGACAAGGGAGGACAACTTGGCTAAGCACACAAACCTAAACTCTAAGTCTATGTGCTGTGTGTCGGACTGCTATAAATCGGCACACAAAAAGATCCTCGTCCTCAAGTTCAGGGATGGAAGGAATGTATATCTTTGGCTATGCCTGGAACATATCGAGCTGATCGAGGACGACAGGTTTTCTTTGTTTGCACAAGTTTAACAAAGGAGGTTTACAGGCTGATAATTATTAGTATAATAATAAAGGAGGAAACATGGATCACCATTACAAAACAAAAACAGGATTCCAGGTTGGCGAAATTGTTAGGGTGAACGAAGCCCTTCCTGGTCAACCGCCTATCTATTGGAAGGGAAAAATAGTAAAGATCCACACAGCAGGAAGAATGGCGAATGTCGAAGATGTTAATCCAAACTCAAGTTATTATAAAGAGGTGTTCTCTAGGTTCATCGAGTCTCTTGCTCATTGGAATCCAGAGGATGATGTAAATATTTGAAAGGAAGGTGAATTATGGTCAGAGAAAAAATGAATCCCGATATTGTCCTTCGGCTGCCGGAAGATAAGAAACACCTGAAGACAAAGGTTAAGAAGATTGCCAAGAAAAACAGGATGACTCTTACAGAGATGATGGTCAGGATTATGGAATGGTTCCTTGAAGAGATGGACTCCGGCAAGGATTTTACAATCAGAATTGAGAAGTAAAACTGTCACCATTTTTGCAACGCTTTTTAGATTTTCGGGCCAGGAAGGGGACAAAGAGGGACTTCTACAAAACGAATTTCCCCAGGGGTAGAAGCTCTTTCCCTGTAAAATAAAAAATCGGGGCGATGGGATTCGAAAAAAATAAATGACAAAACTTAACTGTCCTGATTGCTGCCTGTTAGCAGTTCAATATCTGAAAGCTCTGTCTCTATCTTTGCAACGCTCTCCCTCTGTTTAGAGAAATTTAAAAAAGGTATTGACAAGGATGTTCATATTTTTTATATTATTATCATGCAAGACAACATCAACCGTGAGGGGAGTCATGAA